CAAAGGACGACAAAGTCTCCCGATCGATCTGCACTGAGCCAAGTCTGAATATGTTCTTTCAGCTTGGTATCGGCAGGTTACTTGAGTTGAGGCTGTCCAACTATTTCGGAATCGAAATGGATAAACAGCCCTTCAAGAATCGAGAGCTCGCCCAGATGGGAAGCAAAGGCTTAGGGTTCGTGACTATTGATCTTAGCTCTGCGTCGGATTCTCTTGGGAATAAGATGCTTCTTTGCATCCTCCCCAGGGAGGTCCTTCGTGAGTTAAATCGATATCGCTGCCCTGTAACCAAGCATCCTAAGATGGGAGAACTAGAGTTAAACATGATATCTACAATGGGGAACGGTTTTACGTTCCCTTTGCAGACGATAGTTTTCTCTAGTGTTGTCAGAGCTGCCATGAAGGTCGCGGGTAGTAATATCCGTAACCCTCGTGGCAATGACCCGGGAAACTGGGGTGTCTTTGGGGACGACATCATATGCCCTACTATTGCAGTAAGGTATGTGTTGCGCCTCCTAGACATTCTAGGATTCCAGGTCAATTCTGATAAGACCTTCATCGAAGGTCCGTTCCGCGAATCCTGTGGATATGACTACTTTAATGGTAGAAATATCCGCGGAGTCTATGTCAAACGACTTAGATCCCAGCAGGATAGACTAGCGGTCATAAACGAGTTGAACCTCTTCTCGATGAGAACAGGTATTCGGTTAAGAAGGACAGTTCAGGCCTTGTTACGAACAGTAACTTGGCTTCCTGTCCCCCCATCCGAAAACATGTCTGCTGGAATCCATGTCCCGTCCTCTATGGCGTATCCGCGTGGTGTTGACGCTAATACCGGTAGTTTAATCTACTGGCGTTGGCAGTCATCACCGCGTTTAATACGCTTCTTAGAGGATAAGATTTGTGTTCCACGGATGTGTCACTCGCGAACATACAACCCTTCTGGGGTGTATGTTTCGTTTCTCGCTAGATGGCTTAACGGTGGATCTATTGCTGTCAGGCATGACAGAGTTAGATACCGCCGGATGCCAGTGGTAGTCCCATACTGGGATTACCGCGAGGTGACCCACCCTACCGG